GATTAATCTTCGATCTTTATCGTTCTCGTGTATACGGATGTCTTTGTGTAAAGACTTTTGCTTGTCTTGATCCCGTTTTTTATTGTGGGGATCAAATCGACCAAATTTAGCCATAGTAGAGTTATCTCACCTTTCAGAAACCATCTTGCGCAAAGTTTCGTGTGTTTTCAACTTCACGGGCAAAGTTATCGTATCCGCCGATATGGATCCCGTGCCACCATATTTGAGGAATGGTTTTGTAATCGGGCAGCAGTGCTTTCAACTGTTGTGCAACATTAGTATTATCCACATCTTTGAACTCAAAATCAAGCTGATATTGTTCAACTAACTTCTTTGCTCTGATACAATACCCACACCACTCTGCACCATAAATGATAACCATTACACGATTCCTAACATCTCTTTTGTCATTAGATAGTCTCTAACAAGCCCTGAACGAACAATGTCTTCCCAACCGAAGTTGATAATATCAAAGTTATTCATGTGTTCAATGATTGACAGAAAGGATAGAATACCATTCTTGTCTTCATCTTTCTTGAAGTCTGACTGTCGATAATCACCACAGAAGATAATCTTACAGTTCTTACCTACGCGCGTGATGACGGAATCCAACTCATGAAAGTTAAGGTTCTGCATCTCATCTACTATAAGGATACTATCATTAAAAGTCAAGCCGCGAATGAACGATGTTGACTCAAAATGGATCTTTTGTGTTCCCGCAAGCTTTGCATAAGCAGCAACATCGCCAAATAGCTCATTGCAGATAGCTTTGTATGGAGATTGATACGCTTCTTCCTTTTCCTTTTGTGTCCCAGGCAAGAACCCCATGTCTCTTGTAGGGACAACTGAACGAATGACCACAATTTGGTTGTAGATTGAATCATACTTCAACAGATCCCGCAAAGCAAGGTACAGTGCAATGAATGTCTTACCTGTACCCGCTGAACCAGCTAGAACCAAATTGTATTGATCATCCCAACTATCAAACACCTTCTGCTGCGTTGCAGTGATTGGTTTGATATCTGCTAACCACTCCGCTGTTGGGTTAATCGGAGCCGCCTTAATTCTTTTTGTCATAATCAATCTTTTACTGTATTGGACCGACCAGCTTCTTTTTTAATCTTGGTCATTAAATTTTTCCAATCACCGCTGGTTTTTGATAAAGTTCCGCCTGTGATCGATACAAAATTTGGAGTAGCCAATTCTTGTTTAAATTTACCTGTCGCAAGCAAACTTTCCCGTTCGCTAAGAGACATAAACATCTCTTGTACTTCATCAGTTTCTAAATTTCTCATATTGTAAGTCGGCATAATATTTCCCTTGAGTAGTCGGCTAGTCGGGTGACTAACCGACTCGCGTATCTCCTTATTGCAATTGTTGTCTAAACTCAGCTATTGTTTGGTCTAAAAAGTATAGTTTTTGATTTAGTTTGGGTACTAAATCCTTGCGACCTTTTTTTTCGACTTTCGTTATATATGTTTGGAGTTGATTAGAATCTTCTATTAATCGTTCGAGCTGAGCAGTCATGCAATCTCCTGTTTTATTTAAAACTTAGTTACGAAGTAGTTTAGGGAAAGCCTCCTTTACTAGTGCTTTAGTTAAACCTTTGGTTGGCAGCTTACGCGCAATCATCGCGACAACAATCTTAGCGTCTTCGGGATGAATAGATTCAAGCAAGCGGATGAACATCATCTCACGCTTGATTTTTAACAGGTCTGGACCCTTACCGCCTTTGACAAAGTAGGTGAAGTTGTCCAATTGTTTTTTTAGGGAAGATGGTGCGTTGTGACCATCGCATGGTTCATATGGCGGCGGTGTATCTGGAAGAAGCCACTCGAGCGATTCGTCGAATGTACCAATGAGGATGTTTTTGAGAACCATCGAGTCATTGTTCTGAAGAATTTCAATCTTCTCTTTTTTAGTCGTAGCCTTATCAACAAGTGCAAGCACTTCATGAATATATTTTGTTACAGGGTTAGCCATTAAATAAAGTCTCCAATCACTTCAACTAGATTAATGCATCCATTGACAATTAAGTAATTCATTACTTTTTTCTTATTGTCGGACTTATCACCTTGCTGTTCAAAGTTATTTATAATTTCTAGTTTTAGGTTAGATGGTGTTTCTGTAAGATCAATCAATTTTTTATTGCGAAGATAATTGCGATGCCAAGAAGCTGCATACATCAATTCTCCATCGTCAAGATCTTTCATAATCTCATCGATCTTTGCTTCACGAAGAGGTGTCTGGCGAACTCCTTCAGTAAATGAATCATCAATTGATAACACGTTAGGAATGCCGTCTGATTGGTCACCACGAAGGATTAACTCAAGCAAGTGCCTACGAGGATTAACAATCACGATCTCTTTCTTCAACATCGGTGAGTATTGACTCACATTGGAATACTTCTGCAACTGACCAAAGTCTTTGTCAGAAGAAATGATCATCACCTTCTCTTGATGACCAAAGTCAACTTGAGAGTTAACAACCAACTGAGCGATCACATCGTCAGCTTCACACTCATCGTGTACAACCACCTTATAGGGGAAGTTCTCACGAATTTCATCAAACACCTTATTGGTGATGCGGAATACTTCTTGCCAATCGATCTTAGACACTTTACGAGCATCTTTGCGTTTGAATTTGTATTGGGGAAATACTTCATAACGCCAGTTCTTGCTGCCATCACTTGTGATAACAATTTCACCAAACTCGCGAAAGTACTTCTTACGGTACATGCGAATGGAGTTAAGAATCATATGACGAATTAGATTTTCATCCAAATCCATCTTCTGTGTCACGATATTGCTAATAGCAATAGCATTATAATCAATTAGAATCATTATCTTTCCTTAGGTGTTTTGAATGGATCTTACAACCGATGAACTCGTTGTAATAATCGTCACGAAGCAATACGTCATGTTCAAATTGTAACTTTGCTTCATAGTAAGAACATTCACCTTTCGTCTTACATAACTTTAACATAGTTCTGATGTAGTTGTCAACACCTTTTTGTTCTACAAGGAATTTTACTTCTGTTGAAGATCCGTAGTAACTTCGCCAATCTGATTCGGCGCGTGTTCTGACACGCCTTTTGCGTGTTTTCGTTATCGGAAGGATTTTTGGTTTCCAAAAGAACTTCTTACCAATGTAACGCTTTCCAGTATCAAGCTCAAGGATTTCATATACAAACCCTTGATATTCTTCTGGCGTTTCAGTATATTCTTTGCCTTGATAATGCCACATAAGAAAAATATCCCCACTTTCACAGGGATATTTAGTCAAGTTAATTAATCGTCTGCTAATGCTTCGAACTCTAAACCACAACCACACATTGGGCAATATAATGGTGGTTCCTCTTCGTCCATTACCATAACCTGTGTCTCAACATCACAGTTGTCACATAGACCGTAGTATTCTTCTTCCATTTAACCCTCGCAAGCTGCACAACCTTGACTCATTACTCTTTTACGTGTTAGTGATTGAGCTTTGGACATTGAGAAACTGTAATACAGACTCTTAATACCAAGTTCCCACGCAAGCAAATAAAGAGCGTTTATTTCCTTCACTGGCGTGTCAGGATCAAGCATAAGGTTGATACTTTGCGCTTGATCTATATATGTTTGACGAACGCTGGCCTGTGTTATAATTGCTTCTGGATTGATCTCTGCAAACGTCTTGAACACTTCTTTTTCTTCTTGAGTTAAGATGGTGAGATGTTGAACAGATCCGTCCATGTTCTTAATCAATTCCCAAACCTCAGGAGTATCTTGGCCCTTCTCTTGTAGTAGCTTGGTCAAGTATGGGTTTTTGATCGTGGTCTTTGACTTAGCAAGATCCTTAACATAACAATTAGAGAACTCTGGTTCAATTGATTGAGATACTTGACCAAGAATAAAACTACTTGACTTAGTTGGTGCAATAGCAAGAAGAGTTGTGTTACGCCGACCGTACCCCTTCAACAGTTCGGGTTCACCAAACATACGCGCAAGATCATAAGACGCGGAATCGGCACGTTCACGAATAGTCTTAGCAATCAGTAGGTTCAACTTAGCAGCTTCTGCAGACTCAAATGCAATCATCTTTGACTGCA